ATGATGGAAGGGGAAGCGACGATGCGTTCGCGTGACGCGCAGAGACAGCCGAATATCCCGAAAGGGAACTGCCAACGGGAGGAAGCGGTGAATCCGCAGGGGACCGGTGGAGTGCCGAGCGCGTTACCGGCACAAGAAGCGAAGCAACCCCGCGAAGAGACGTATGACCTGATGGAGAAAGTCGTCGAACGAGGGAACATGACGGAAGCGTATAAGCGAGTCATGGCCAACAAAGGCGCGGCCGGAATCGACGGTATGGGGCTAGAATCCCTGCGCCCGTACCTAAAAGAGGAATGGTCGCGCATTAAACAGGAATTGTTGGAGGGGACCTATCGACCGCAACCGGTCCGGCGGGTTGAAATTCCCAAACCCCAAGGCGGAACACGGAAGCTGGGCATTCCCACTGTCGTCGATCGACTGATCCAACAGGCCCTGAACCAGATCCTGATGCCGATCTTCGACCCTGACTTTTCCACGAACAGCTACGGATTTCGTCCGGGAAAGAGTGCGCACCAAGCGGTGAAGAAAGCGAAGGAATACATCGCCGACGGCTACCGATGGGTGGTTGACATGGACCTGGCCCAGTTCTTTGATCGCGTCAATCACGACATTCTCATGGCGCGCGTAGCGCGCAAGGTGAAGGACAAACGAATCTTGAAGTTGATCCGAGAATACCTCAAGGCCGGGGTCATGCTCAACGGGATTCGTGTGAAGAGCGAGGAAGGAACACCCCAGGGAGGTCCACTCAGCCCTTTGCTGGCGAACATCATCCTGGATGATTTGGATAAGGCACTGGAAAGCCGGGGACATCGCTTCTGCCGGTACGCCGACGACTGTAACGTCTACGTCCGCAGTCGACGGGCAGGGCAACGAGTGATGGAGGGTATGGCAAAGTTTCTGGAGGGGCGGTTAAAACTGCAGGTCAACTGGGAGAAAAGCGCAGTCGACCGACCCTGGAACCGAAAGTTTCTGGGGTTTTCATTTACGTGGCATAAGGCAGCAAAGATTCGGCTCGCCCCCCAAACGGTGAAACGGGTGAAAGAGAAGATCCGCCAGTTCACTGGGCGGAACCGAAGCATTGCGATGGAGGACCGACTGGTCACCCTCAACCAATACCTGAAAGGCTGGATGGGCTACTTTCGACTCATTGACACGCCAAGCGTACTTAAAGAGTTGGATGAGTGGCTTCGCCGACGACTGCGGATGTGCCTGCTCAAGCAATGGAAGCGCCCGAAGACACGAAGACGAAACTTAGTGGCGTTGGGGATCCCGGAGGAATGGGCATGCAACATCAGCGGCTCACGAAAAGGATATTGGCGTCTGTCCTTGACCCCGCAAATGAATAAAGCCCTTGGCCTCGCCTACTGGCGGGAACAGGGCTTAGTCAGTTTAGTCGAAACATACCAATCTCATCGTCAACCAGCATGAACCGCCGTATACCGAACGGTACGTACGGTGGTGTGAGAGGACGGGGGTTAATCACCCCCTCCTACTCGATCGCATCTCATCAATGAGATATCGAAGCGGCACATCTCGATTACGAGAAGAGGCAGGAAGGTGGTGAAAGGAAAACAATCGCTTAAGATTAAAAGCCAGCACTTGAAATCCGATCATCGCTTTGATCGCCACCGAATCGTGCACGAAGCAGTGGTCCAAGGCGTTGAACGTCTTAAGGTTGCGAAATCCAATATTCTCAATATCCCAACGAGCGGCGGCAATTTGTGCGATCGTCTGGGTATCCGCTTTTTCGGATGAGCATGTGGTTGCTATCCAGCGCTCCACCACATCAGTGACAAAGACTTCTTTGTTTGCTTCGATGACTGTCTTGTTGGTATGACGAATGATTTTTACGATTCGCATGGGCACGCGAACTTGCGGCCATTGTGCCAATCCCTCTTCGTCCCAAGCTTGAACGTAAACGGTATTCCCTTTTCCATCTCTTTCTTCCCAAGTGGAGTCCGGAAGCCGGTTCGCAAAGCAGGCATTTGCCTCTTTCATTATCCGTCGACGTTCTTCTTTCATGCGAACAACTACATGAGCGCCTGCATCCAGAGCGGCATGAATGACGGGTGCTTTGGCAAACAGCGCGTCTAACGTGTATACATCCGTTATTTTTCCATAGGTCTCGGCCATACGTCGGATCAATCGTTGGGCGACGGTGGTTTCTCCTTCATCCTTGTCCACCCCATCCTGAGGTTTTCGCATTTCCCAGTCATAAATCAGGTTCGCGCTACCGCCAACCTGTTGGGCGACTACGACCGCATGATAATAGTCGGTGGTTTTGTCGCGGTGTTCGCGCGTAAGGCATTCGGGACAACGATAGGCCTTGGTGTGGAATAACTCCACGCCATCGATGGCAGTCACTCGCCAACCATTGATGCTTTCCTTCTGCGGGCCGCGTTGCTCCTTATATCGCTGGATCACACAGTTATGCTGCTTTCGTTGCTCTCTTAGATCCCATTTCATCAAGGCTTGTCGCACCGTATCATGTGATGGCAATCGAATGTTTTTGGGAACCAATTGACGGAATACCCCGGTTTTTCGCCAACGGTCCATCCGCTCCATACTCTCCATACAGAAAAAGGCGCCAAAAAAAGCGACGGTAAAAATGGCTGGGGCTTTGATACGGGGTTGTTTGCGACCATCCTTTGCTTGACGGACCATCTGCGAAAAGCCATATACCTTTGAGGCGTACTGCGTAAAATGTTGAATTAGTCGGCCCGCTTTTTTTCCACCAGGTGTTCTACAAAAAATTTTCTGGACTTCTTCGAGTGGCTGTGCTACGCTTTGCACTGAGGATTCCCCCTTTGTTCAGTGTTTTGCTTTGCAACCACTCACTTCGACAAAGGTAACGGGAATCCTTTAAAATTTTCTGGAAATTAATCTAATTACATCCATTTTCCCGTGGGAATTGTCGCGTTTTCATGACAATTCTCCAACAGCGCCTCAGACAGGGGATTAGCAGACTTTTTTATTAAAGATGCGTGGGTTCTGCATGAATTATAATAACAAGACAGGGGGATAATATTGGTTAAGCCAAATTTCATTTATATTGCGGCAATTGTAGCAATAATCGGTGCTTTACCCTTTTATTTTTCTATTAAGAACAGTTCATCCGCCCCAACGGCAGAGTATATTTCGATTACGTATTCTGATTATAATACAGATAATACCAGTGACAAAATCACAACCCAGATATTAACGCTTGATTGTCCTTCAAAGGAAATTAAAAAAGTTTTTGAATTTGACTATACCTCACAATACCCTTTAGGGTATTGTGACAAAAAAGATCAGCTGGTTTATTTTACTAAAAGAATTGGGGATGATCAAAATTACGGCGATCAAATATTTGTTAGCAACTTATTAGACAAAAAGGAAACGCAATTGACCTATAACTTGTTTGCAGTTAACTATATTATCCTGAATCCGTGAGTCGACTTGGCAGTACCCCAATGATTTTCCACAAAAAGTAATTCGTATTACAAGAATTTAATCCAATTTCCTTAGATAGCCATTTGAACACGTCGCCTTATCAAAGAAGGTGGTGCCGTCAAGAAACGAGATCCATAAAAGCGTATAGCAAAGCTAACCTTTGACACATTTTACATCCAAAGGTCTATCCCATCGAATGAATTTGATTTTTTAGGAAATTCTTGCCGTTTACGAAAAAGCAAGATAGAGATCCTTAAACGTTGCGTACCAGGGACTATGCGCCCCGAGCCGGAGCTTCACTTGTCTGGCATGTCTCACCAATCGAGACGCAATGGTGATCACATTTTGAAGTACCGTGCGTATCCGGCGGCGCTGCGTATGGGCCTTTCTCTTTAGGGGAGAATCCGGATGGTGTAAGCTCATTTGACCAACGATGCGAAGCAGGTTATAGGCAAGCGCACCGAAATGAAAGACCAGATCATTGACCTTAAATTTTCCACTAGGCAGTCGTTCCAAATCAAGGTCCGTTTTTAACTCGCTATGGAATTGCTCGCTGGTTCCGTGATCTCTTTGCAAATGGATCAATTCTTCCGGCGAGACGGGTAACGACGTCCAGTACGTGGCCACTTCTAACTCTGGAAGCAGCAATTGCTGCCCATTGGACAAGATGGTTCGTTCCACGACATGGAAAACCACCCGTTCACGTTGTTCCATATTGCCGACCTTCCACATTACACTGCCCATATACTCCACTTTTCCTTCCCGAACAATTCGGGCCTGCCCATTTTTAAGGGCGATGTCCCTCCACATTTCGGGAGTTTCTTGGCGAAGGTTGCGTTTGATTATGTAGTCAACATTCTCTGCGCGGAGGACACGTATGTTATCGACGCTGTCAAAGCCGGAATCCATGCGTACCAGAAGCTTCTCAGCTCCGCACTGGCGTGCGTAATTGATGCTCTTTGTTAAGAACTGGGGCGTTCCTTTCTGGCTATGATCTTTGCCCGGACGCAGCTCAACGTTTATGCAGTAGCCTTCCTGACCGAGGTAGGCCAGTATGGGCGCAAAGCCATCATGACCTTTGTAGGTGCGCGTCACCCCCTCTTTTTTGGAACCGGAATTATCCAATGGCGTCACATCTACGTCTACCGTCAGATAGTCTGTAGCGCCGACCCGAACAGGTGTCAGGGGAGCTTTTGCTTTTTTGATGAGACGAGCAGATTCTTCCATAATGATGTCGTTCCATTTCAAATCCGTCTCAACAACCTTTTCAAATCGTTGTCGTAACGTGGGACTGGAGGGTACGATGTCGACGCCCATGGCGTATCGAAAAAAGTCATCTCCACGAGCCAGCTCAATCGCATCGAAGTCATTCTTTCCCTGACAGAGAAGGCCCAGGTAGCTCAGAGCAACAGTTCCGTGGCTTATATCTGGTGTCAAACAAGTGGGCACAGTGAACTTATCCAATCGCAATTTCAATGAAGTCTTTCTTAACAAGGCGCCCACGAGCGCCAATCCAGTTACCGGTGTAAGCTCCTCATTCGATTGCTCGATAATGAACTTCTTCATGGTCATGCATTCACCCCGTCGGTGAGTTTAAATCACTCCGATTAAACTCGTTTATCTCTATTATACGGGGAAATGCGCTGAATTTCGACTATTTACTTTTTATCCTGTCACTGATTCAGGAATAGTGCCTTCCGATTCTTTTCCGTATGCATCTATCATGGGAAATGTGATTACAAAAATCACTTTTTCGATGCCATAAACAGGAGCACTTTTCCTGTCAGACACATAGTTAAACCCTTTTTCGTCGAGTGATATTGCCTGCAATGTATTCGCAATATCATAAGCTATCCCTTTTCTAATCCACGATTTTGTAAAATTATCTGCAGCTCGCGCCTCTATTGACACAATTCCTGAAAAAGGATCGAATATAACGGCGGGCTTTTTTTCTGAATCAAACTTGCCATTTACTGCTTCTTTTACGTTGGATAGGACTTTGGTTTTTAAATCCTCCAACATGGCCTCATAATCAGGTTTTGCTGGTGGTTCTGGCTGCTCCGGCGTGATTATAGGTGCATTGCTTTGTGCAGGAGCTTTGCTTTGACTAGGGATATCTTTAGCCGATTCATCCCCTGCGACTTTTGTCTCGGTTCCAGCGCCATTCTCGCTTTCTGCAATTTTAGGTTCAAGCGATACCGTAGCTGGGGTTGTTGGTTTTTGGTCTTCTTTTTTTACGCTGTTCGTATGAATTGCTGTTTTGGGTTCATATGTAATTCCTATAATGACGAAAGAAGCAATGCCTATGACGATTGCCGCAGTGAGTATTTTGCCGGTATGTCTGAATTTACTCTTTCCCAATACCCTTAATATGAGCATTATGGCGCACCATAATACTGCGGCTATGGATACCAGCATAATTATGCCAAAAATCGTTGCTATCAATTCTTATCCCTCCCTTCCGTCTCTGTGTTTTACACCGATATTATCACAAAATTGGTTTTTTTCAATCAACCCGAGAGCGACCGGTAAAAGGTTCAAGGGGGAAATTGTCAACGTGCTTTTATGCTACTTGCACTGTGCTTGTATGATACAAGTCTGGTGCTTTTATCATATTCTCTCCTTCAAGAGTGAAAGGCGGAGCCCAAACTCCGCCTTAAAATCCGAATTCCTTCCGATACCATTCGTGGAGGTCGTCCGTCGTTTTTATTTTGGCCGCCAGGATTTCTCCTCCCCCGACCATCTTATAATGCTCCCGCCGGAACTCCTCAATCGTCAGCACATCAAACCGCCATTCGCCCGGCATGTATCCTGTGGACGTGAAAATGAATCCATTCTCGTCTTCCGCTGTGACCTTGCCGGGTATTTCGTGGCCTCTGATGGTATCGTCAAATCGGAGCGTCTCTCCGTGAACATGTACGTCGAGGGCCAGTCCGGCGCACGCGGTCTCGCCTGGGAGCGTATAAAAATAAACTGCACGTCTGTTTATGGTCTGGCACCTTCTTCCTCTTCAAAATAAACGTGGGGTATCGTGAAAGCACCTTGATTCGCGGTGGCCTAATTGTGCTCTGTTTGTGTCCTTTGGGCGTCTCATTCGCGGGAGCCTTTGGGTAGCCTTTTGGTGCCCTATTTGAAAGCCTGCTCGGTACTTAATTTATTATCCCACAGTTCTATCAATCAGTAAATTGGTTACTTGCCGCGCCGAAATCCACCACCTGGATGAAGCTGCTGCCCTTTGCCTGGTACCGGATGATAAGACCAGCATTGTGAAGCTCCTGCAGCATACCATCTACCTGGCCGGCGGTCACATCATCGTATCCCAGGATTGCCTTTTTAATCGTTCTGGGTTTGTCCTGTAGCCGCCCTTCTTTATCAACCCTGCAGTAAAGCCCTAAAAATAACAGCCGGGCCAGCGGCGGAAGGTAGCCGAGGCTCTCTCTGTCGAAAAACTGGGGCTTCATGCTTCGTATCTGCTCCATCTCCTTGGTAAAGGTCGGGGAAATTCTTGCTGTGTTCATGTTCTCATCCTCCTATCTTTGAAGCTGATTTGTGGTTGGGTCGTGTTTCTCTGTGATTTTGATGGTATCGGTCTCTCCAGCGAGCATTCTTGCCAGCTGGGCACCCACCCGGAGACCGTCGATATAGCCCTGGTCGTACATCGCAGTCTTGAAAATGTTGAGCTTGTCCTCTGCGGCGCTCTTTCCGATTTTCACGGTCAGCAGGTTCAGGATTTCCTCCTGCGCCAACTCCGTGTCCTCCTTGAAGTCCTCCGTGGATATGGCGTAGGTGTCGTTCTCTTCCTGCAGGAAGCAGGCTAACTGATAAATGGTCTTTTTCATCCTTCATGCCTCCTCGTTTGATTATTCACTCCGGAGCGGGCACCAGGGCGGCGATGTTCTCGCATATCGTCCTGGGACGCGCTGGGGGGTCTTGCCATGCTCACATGTGTGGTTCATCATCATGGTGGCCTTCACGCTGTCGTAGTGGCGCTCTGTGGCCCTGTGGTGCTCGCAGTCGCTGCAGTGGGGGATTGGCTTGTCCTCTGGCCGGCTTAATGCCGCAGGAAGCTCTTGAATTAATTCCTCGCCCCAGATTTCCTCCATCTCCTTGCTGTGCTTCATCATCACCGGGATTCCGGCGGCTCGTGCCGTCTGGACGATTGCCTCTATCCATTCCCGCTTCGGCTTCACCTTGCCTCTCCTGCTGCCGGTCTCGGCTCCGACGATAATCCAATCCATGAATGTGAGGTCTTCGATGTCTATCGCCTCCATGACCGGCTCTATGCTGATGAATTGGTTATGCTGCTTCCGGGGGAGGTATACTATCCGGTCGAGGTCGGCGCTCCTGGTGACGGTCGTCCCGTACCAGAAGTTTCTGGAGCGGGGGAGTTGGCCGGCGGAGCTCATCTGTTCATACCTTTCCGGATATCTCGTCAAGAAGAGGTAATTGTGCCATGGTGCTGCCTCGCATGCCTCAAATACCTCAATAATCCACTTTTCGGGTATCCATGGCGCCATCAGGTCGGACAGGCTGCAGGTGAGGATGTTTGCCGCTTTCTTTTTCTGCTTTGGTGAGGCCAGCCGGTACCTGTGAAGTGTCGGCACAAATCCGACCGGGCATGGTATCACTTTGCCGCTCTGATTTTTGAAGGGCTTCTCCAGGATGTAGAGGCCATTCTCGTCCCTCTGAAGTTGACCAGAACCTCGGTTTATTCTCACATCCCCGGAGAAGCGCTTTGCCTGTTTAGCGGCGTAGCAGTATTCGCACCCTGTCCGACACCCGGTGACCGGATTCCATGAGAAGTCGCAGTATTCTATCTCGCTCTTGTTCATCATCTTGGGGTTCCTCCTGTGGCCGCATGCCGCTGGCCCTGCTTTGCTATTGCGGCTCCCTCTTTGCGGAGCGTTTCCGCCTCCTCTGGTGTCCTGGCGGTGATTATAACTCCTATAACTCCTGCAGCCAGTTCTCTGCTTGCGTATGCCGGTGTTTCATCCTCATCTATCGTGATGAAATACCGGAGCTTGGGTTGCTTTGTTTTTGCTGGAAAATTAATTATTTCTGCCATGCTTATCTATCCTCCCTGTTTTTCACTGCCGCCTTGGAGCCGGTCGATTTGTTTCCTGGCTGTCGGCGCGAGTGTATTTGTCCATCTCAATAAAAACTTCGGTATGTCTGCTCGGCCTCTTCCTCGGTGTGAAAGTCCATTTGCTCCAGCATCAATGCTTCGAGGAGCCGGATAGTCTTTTCGTCAAGGGCGGCTTTCTTCGCCGCCCTGATCATGTAGCCGATTGCTGCTCCGTTTGTCATAGTGCGCCTCCTATCTCTTATAAACCGTGTAGACCATCTCGTCCTTACTCCCCAGGCTCTGGACACGCCGGTCGTATTCCTCTCTATCAAGCGGGATGATGTCCAGTCCGGCAGTTCTTATGCTGCCGTCCTCATTGTATGTCTTGGTTGCGTATATCACGCAGTCGGCGCCGGTTTCCTTTTGGACTTCGATTGCCTTCCGGTTGAATTCCTTCTTCGCCTCCTCGAACTCTGTCATGGTCAGGTGGCGGCACATCGGCCTATCGGGGAACCGAACCCAAACCATCCGGCCATGCGCAAGGTCTTCCTGGTGCCGTTCCTCAATGCTTTTCATGGTCACTCCTCCTCGTTCTTGATTTATCTGCTTGGTTATCAAAGAACAATTTATATAAAAGAGGCGCCATCTTTCCCCCTCTGGCGGCGGGTTCCCGCGACCATCCCGGCATATGCCGGTAGGTTTCGGCCTGGCCCCTCCAGGCTCTCATTCAGGCGGGGAGTTGTATATATTCTCCAGTGTCAAAGTCGAACTCAAAAACTCCTTCTAAGACTTCAATCGGGCCGCCATATGCATTACCGAGATTTCCTTCTACTATTTGAGCCTTGCAAGCTTCAATCGTGGCAAGTTTCAATCCGTCAGTTCTGATGCCTTCCTCTGCTGCTTCGGCTGCGGAGATTGTTCCGCCGTCATAAGATTCCAGGGAGTAAACCTTTGTTGCGTCGATTGACATTTCGTATGACCATCCTTTCCTGTGTTTTGCCTGCTCCTGGTTGGTTATCCACCCGCGCCGCGTGGAGGCGGCAGGCTTTGCGGGCACCGGCGGTCTTAACTCGCCGCCGTCATGTAGTCGTAAAGCTTGGCCTTTAGTGTGGTAATCTCAAGCTTGGCCGCCTTCATGGCTTCCTTCAGGCTGTCTATCTCGTAAGCGTACCTTTTGGCTCTTTCGCAGGTTTCTTCCAGCGCCTTTGTGGTGCCCCGGTGAGCGCTCCGTACACCTTCCAACTCCGCCTTGACTGCGGCAAGTTCCTTCTTGGCTCTATTCTCGTTCTCGTCGGCCTTGATGGCCCGGTCGATGTATTCCTGTGTGGTGATGCCCCAGTCGTTCTCGATGTTCTGTTCTGCGAGCTCGAATGCACCGGTAAAGGCTGCGGCCAGGTAGCTGTTTTCGCCGAGTTCGTCGACCATCTGCTTGATTTTCTCCAAAGTCTTGCGTTCCTGTTCCTTCGTGGCTATCATTGCTGTGCCTCCTTCTTGGCTATCCAGTTTTCCTTCGCTTGCCTGCAGGCTTCCAGGGTGGGTTTAACGCAGGAGAACAATTCTCCATCTGTGTGCCGGTAGTCGTATTGAACTGCCGTCTTCCTGGTGATGTTGCTCTTGAAGGTTTCATACTGCTCTTGGCCGTTGGCCAGGTTTCTTGGATTTAACATTATACTTCCTCCTGTTCATTGTATATGCTCTTGTTTATAATATAAACATTAATGTTTATGCAGTCAATTCATTTTTTAACGTTTCTCAATAAAAGAGAAATATTATCGTTGATTTACTAAATGGTTTCGTTTATAATGAGAATATTGGAAGGAGTGGTGATATGTCAGTATCCGAACAGCTTAAAATACTGTGTGTCAAACTCGGGATAAGCGTTTCCGAACTCGGACGAATATCAGGGAAAAGCCCGCAAGCTTTCAGCCAGAAAATGAAACGGGAGAGTTTTACAGTCGACGAATTGAAGCAAATTGCGGAGGCCGCTGGTTGCCGATATGAGGGGGCCTTTATTACGCCTTCCGGCGAAAAGGTCACATACTGAAGGGGGATTATCTTATGAAGGTGGAGAAAAGTTCTTACACGTGCACAGCTTGCGGTAAAAATTTCGGCATATCTATTTCGAATGCCGGTTATCCGGGCGGAAAAGACCGCGAAAGCATAAACTGCCCTTGGTGCGGTACGGAAAATGGCACAATTATAACCAGCGGGATTATTACCTCGTGTCGAGAGGAAAAAGGCGGTGATAGCCGGTGACCATATATGAAAAAATCGACCGCTGCCACAAGGCTATCAGCGAGGTTCGCCCCTTCGAGGGGCATATGCTGAAGCAGTTGAAAGACTATTACCGCATCGGGCTCACATGGTCGAGTAATGCCATCGAGGGGAATACCCTCACCATCAGCGAGACAAAGGTGGTGCTTGAGGACGGTCTAACCATCGGGGGCAGGCCGCTCCGGGATTTCTATGAGACGGTGGGCCACGGCCAAGCCTATGATTTCATGTTTACCCTGATTGGGGAGCGGCGCATAACTGTGGAGGACATTAAAACCATGCATCGCCTGTTCTACAAAAGCATTGACGAGGCAAACGCTGGCACATGGAGGAAGGAAAGCGTTATCGTCTCCGGTACCGAGTATGTCTTCCCCCGGCCACAGGAAATTGATGGACAAATGCGGAAGCTGGAGAAATGGGTAAAGGCCGAGCGGAAAAATTACCATCCCGTAACCTTTGCCGCGCTGCTGCACCTGAAGTTTGTGTCAATCCACCCGTTCATTGATGGCAACGGCAGAACAAGCCGTCTTATCATGAATTTGGCGCTGATACAAGACGGTTATCAGTTGGCAATTATTCCTCCTGTGCTCCGGCCAGAATATAACGACACCATCCGGCAGTATCAGAACAAGGGTAAGTCTGAGCCGTTCTGTGAATTCATTGCCGAGCGGGTGTATGAAACGCAGAAGGAAATCATGCGGCTGCTGCACATTCCGTTTCCCGAGCTGTCATAAAACGAGAGCGGGTATCCCAACACAGGAATCCCGCTCTTTCTTCATTAAAGCCGTCCTGGGCCCGCTTGGCTCGTGGCGGCTTTTGTTATTATATTCTGCACGAAGGCGCCTGCAATCTGGCGCCGGCGTTTAATACTCACTGGGGAATAGAATCGTCGTCGCTGACCTGTCCCATTCGGTTATAATCCAGATTTTCCCCTTGCTGGTCAGGTACGCAGCCATTACCCGGTCTCCGCTTTCAACCGCCTGGTCGTTTAGGGTCTTATCCTCTTGGCAGAGGTCGCCCCAATCGTGCCGCTGGTATCTGCCAAAGGCTGCAGCAATCTCCCGAGCAAATGCCAGGTCGCTCTCCATTTCTTCCGCAATGCCTCGGGTTGCCACAAGTCTGCCGTATTTCATCGTGCTCTCCCCTTTCCGTTATGGTTTGAGTCCATGGTACCGCGCCGGGTCGCCGATGGTTAAGGCGTACTGGGTGGGTAATTTCCTGGCTTTTGGGCCGCCGCTCCGAGAGCGCTGGCGTCAATCTTGACGTTCATCGAGCAAGGAGGTGGCTTGCCCATGATTACCGCCACCCGTTACACAGTGGAGTATGACGAAGCCCGGAGCGTTTATAGAATCCGAAATATGGAGGCGCCGGTTTGTCCGCAGTGTGGCCTGCTGCTCTCCGGGTATGATACAAAAAAGCGACATGTAATCGACAGCTCCGGGGCAGTCCGCTGGTTCCTGCTGCGTCGCCTCAGATGCCCTGGCTGCGGTAAGCTGCACATCGAACTTCCCGACTTCATGCAGCCAAAAAAGCATTATGAGGCCCAGTTGATTATGGACGTATTGGCCGGCCACTCTGATTCCTGCCCGGCGGACGACTCGACAATCCGACGATGGAAGAAAAAATAATACCCACCCGGTTTGCCTTTATCCCGCTGAAAAACACCGCTATTATTATATCTGCACAAAAGCAGAAAGGGGGGATACGGTCTATATGAAAAACAACATCATAACTATGGCCGCCGTGTCGCTTATTACCGCTGTTATTGCGCTTAGTGGTGTCTTGATAGGCACAAATCTGGCGGGGCGAGATTCCATGCCGGACACCGGCGCAAGAAACTCTACAGCGGCTACGGTGGAAACGACACCTGTCGAAATTCCAAAAACGATAGCCATTCCAGGCTACGCCCAGCTGGTGATGAAGGCGGGAGATATCGTGCAGAATGTAGAATTACATAATCCAGCGGGGAATCCCTGTTATTTCGTAATTTCTATAATTTTGCCTGACGGTACCGAAGTTTACCGCTCTGGCCTGATTGAGCCTGGACAAAAAACAGACGCCATTAGGCTATCGCAACCACTGAAGGCAGGTACCTACAAGGGGGCCGTACTGCGGTATTCCTGCTACTCTACCAAGGACAAGGCGCCGATGAATGGCGCTGATACAAAATTCACATTGGAGGTGGTTTGATGAAAAGAAAATTTATGGCATTAATTTTAACTATAGCCATGTTGGCGCTACCCGCGACGGTCTACGCTGAAGACGTGACTACAGGCAGTATGACGGTATCTTACGAATATACGGCCCCTAACGGCGGAGGAACGGGCGGCGGGGGAACGGGAGACACCACGACCTATACCATAAATATTCCAGCGACCGTAACCAATGAAAACCTGGAAGTTATACCAATAACGGTAACAAAAAATAATATTGCTGCCGGGAAGATACTTGTAGTTAGTGTTGATTGGGACAAGTCATACGATGCCAGCGGCTACTTTAACCTATATAAAAATAAAGGAGAATCAAACGAGGAATCCATCCGATGCCGCGTCATGGCTTACACAGACAGCGCATTAAGTGACATGGTGTACGTAGATTCCATGCAGGAGCTTCGGGGTAGGCCGGTTGCCAAATTTAACGCCGGTAGTACCAGCCCGTCTTACGGCGGCTTTTTGAGGCTCAACCCTTTGACTTTAGGACTAAATGTAAGCTCCGGCACATACACAGGTACGCTATACTTCAATATCCAGGTAACGGATGCCGCATAAGGTGGTCTCCCCCCCTTTTTTTTCTGTTATTGTGAGGATTTAATGCATAAAAAACACAGATGGGAATCCCCCCTACTGTGTTTTTTGCTTCCTACCAGGTAATCTATAAAGCGGCCACAGATAGCCTCCACATTTGCTCCATTTTGGCGTGTTTTCTTTTGCCCTTGTAATTACCCTACCAGCAACAATATCGGCTTGTACGCGCCGCACAGGGCGTCCAGGGAGGGGTGTTTTTCCTGCCCTGCTTTTGCCCTGTTTCTGCCCCAGCAAAAAGGAGCGGCTTTTTGCTTAAAGTCCTGGGTAAAAATAATAGAGCGGATGGGGTTCCGCCCTATGAGTTTGCCGTTCAAAACTTAGCTGAAGCTCTATCTGTACGGTTCTTTGAAAATGCGCCTGATGCGTGGCTTTGCCCTCTCGATGATAGGCTCCTCGAACGGGCGAGGGGCTATTCGTCCGTCTTTTGTACCATCATTAAGCCATGGCGCATACTTCACATCGGTGGTAATTGCCGACCTTACGGTCAGACCGCTTCCCGTTTTTTCAGACTCGGTTCTTGGCCTCCAGCTTTGGCGCAGGTTGCCGCTGCGCACCGCCGGCGGCTCTCCTGGTGCAGAAGCTCGGTACAGCTGCCCGCCCCGCAAGTTATGACCGTAGTCATTGAGCAATGCTTTTGTCTGTTTGGTCATTCTCTTGCCATATGTGCCAGGCTTTTTATAAACCCTGCCGCTTCGTTGTCCTCGCAGGACAGTGAGCGCTGCGTTGCGGAGCTCGTTGGATGCTCTGAAGGCCCTTGATTTTACTTCCCATGTTATTTTTTGTACCGCATCATCTACTGCGCTTTTTATAGCTTCTGTTGTGTCAATTTTCAAGCCCCGGCCCCTCCCTTCACCGGCATATTTGCGAAAATACGGGCCAGTCGTTCCGCGAGCTCGTCGCCGATGTCGTCGGCCATCTCCCGGATGCGTCCCTTTATGATGGTCACGACGTTCTCCTCATCGAGGTTATCCCCCTCAATGTGAAATGCGGGATGTACCTCGACTTTTTCCACCCTTGCCTGAATATACTGGGTCACGTTGCCGGTTCCTACGCTGACCGGCACGGCGCTCGCTGTGGGAATATCACCTGCAATCCCGCCGTTTCCGTACGGTCGCACACCCAGCAGTTCTCCCGTCCGCCACCAAAGGTCGAGACCTCTTGCGCGCTTGCTTGGGCTTAATGGAATGATGCCCTCGGCTCCGTCCTCGGCCACAATGCCCATATGCGGTTTCGTCATGATGCCGCCCCATGCATGTTTCGCAACATTGGAGCCGCCGCTTGAACCAGCTTCATATCCGGCTGAAAAACTGGATTTTACCTTGTCCCAGATATTGCTTGCCCAATCCCTGAAGCTGCCGAACCACCCGATAACACTGTCCTTTAATGCCTTTGCATATTCCGGTATTTTTTCGGTCACAAAGGTGCTCACGCTGCTCCACAGGTCAGTGAAAAACTCAGGAACTTTTTGTGTAAAGAACTCGTTTGCTTTGTTGAAAGCCCCCGTCGCCCATGTAGGTAAGGTCTCCGTGAAAAATCCATACACGGAATTCCACAGATTAGTGAAAAACGTCGGGACTGAAACGGTGAAGAAGTTTACCGCCGTGTTGTATGCCCCGTTCGCCCAGGCGGGGATTGTCTCGGTGAAAAAGTTCCCTACAGCTGTCCATAAGTCGTTCCATACCTGCGGGAGCGTTACGGTGAAAAACTTCCCAATCGAACCGGTCGCATAGCCTATGGCATAAGGTATCTGCTCTGTCACGAAGTTTGGTATTGTTTCTGTGAAAAATCTACTGATGGATTCTCCCGCCTTTGTCCCAAACTCGGAAATTGCAGTCTTTACTTTTCCTCCCATTGAAGCTATTGCGTCTTTCTGATCATACAGCCACTCGGTGAATGCTTCTCCGCCTATGGCACCTCCAATGCCGCCAACAATGCCACCGACAGCGGTTCCGATTGGCCCGCCTCCAAGGGTGCCAACCAATGCCCCGGCTCCAGCTCCAGCGCCTATGGCGCCTAACCAGCTTCCTACTTCCCCGGCAGTTTCTCTTCCTCTGTTTTCTGGCGCTGCAGAAGCAACAACCGCTCCGCTCGCTGCCAAACCAAGAAGCGTACCCAATACAGGTATTCCCTTGATGCCTTTTCCTGCAGCTTTGCTCCCTGCTTTTAAGACATCATCGCCGCTTTTACCGAACCATCCTGCAATTTTACTGAATATGCCCGTCTTGCCGGCCACATCCCCTGCTTTGTCCGCTACTTTAGCTGCGTTTGCGACGTCCTTTGCGACAACAAACCCTTCTCTCGCGTTTGCGTAGTCTATCGCTTTAAGATTTTTCAAGTTTACCATGTCGTCAAGGTGCGACGCCGCCTTTTTAACATCAACTCGGCCTTTTGCCACCGCTTTCTCGGCAGCCATAATCTTACCGGACAATCCTTTGGGTATATCGTCCCCGAATTTGGCCGCTTCTTTTTTCAGCTCCTTCAGCAATCTCGCACTCTTTTCAAGGTCTGCCTGTTTAGCAGTCTTTAATGCTTCTGCGGTCTTTACGGCTTTCTCTGCCTCTTTCGAAGCGTTTGCAGCCGCCCTAAATGATTCTGCCGCATCCTTAAGGTTTTTGGTTGTTTTCGCTATATCAGCAACATCATCAGCAGCTCCTGCAGCTGCACCGGCGACCTTGGCTGCATCTGCTGCAGCATCTGCGGCTTTCGAGCCTTTGCCGAATAACCATTTTCCGGTTTTCCACAGGCCCTTGCCACCGGCTATAGCGGCTTTTCCTCCTTTGCCGACTATACCAAGCAATGTTCCTGCGCCAAGCATCCAGGCCATGCCGCCCAGCGCCGCAGCGCCACTCCAATTGCCTTCCCTGGCTGCGTTTCCGGCTCCTTTCAAGGTTGCCCCCAGGGCTGTCATCCATGCCCGTCCCGCTATCTCGGCCATTTCAACAAAGACCTTCTCGACCTTTTTACCGCCCGCACCTTGCAACCATTTGCTCGCTTCGTCCAGCCCGTACTCAATACCGTAAATAAGTTTGTCTCCCAGGCCCATATTCTTTAGCTCGCCCTGGTTGAACTTATCCAGGAATTCCTTGACGTCCTTATAAATTTGCTCCAGCTTTTCGCCTACTACCTTACCTGCATATTCCAGCGAACCTGCAAAGCTATTAAACTTCTTGCCGGTCGGGTCAAGTTGAGCAGACAAATCTTGCATGATGCGCATCACCGGCCCGCTCATCCCCCGTCCAAAGGCCCACAGGAACATTCGGCCCGTCTCCTTCAATGCAGATTCCAGGGCCAGAAGGTCGTCCTGCATATCTTTGGCCGGGAATCTCTTCTCCATGGTTTTTAGAATGGCCTCCATAGCCTCGTTTGCCGGTATGGCGGCATCCCCGAGATTCTTTGCAGCCTTGCCCGTCAGGCCCAGTTCCTCTATAACCCATTGTAGCGGGAGGTTTAAGTTCTCTGTTACCTGCCGCAGCTCCTCCATCTGCAATGTACCGACAGCCGAAATCTGTTTAAATCCGTAAAAAGCCAATTCAATCTGCGACATGCTGGCTCCGGTGTAATATGCGGTTTGTTCAAAGTCTTTTAGCGCCCTTTTGACGAATTCGATATTTTTACCGGCTGCAAGTAATTGGCCGGCGGTCTGAACCACAAACGGCACTTCATAAAGCGGTGATTTGATGGCTTGGTTAACTAACTCCTGAAAGGCTTTGGTTCCCTCTTCCGCTGAACCGGTAAAGAAATCAATCGATTTTTTGGCTCTATCCATCTCACCGCTCAATTGGAGACCCTTAAATCCGACAGCAGTCAGGCTGCCCCCGAGTATGACGCCTTGAAGAGAGGTCGCAAAGTTCCATATGGACTTAAGCGGAGCTGTCGCCATATCAACCACTTTCATGGTGAAGCTGTAAGTCCTCCCTGCGATGCTGCGTGCCTTCGTGGAGACATGCCCTATAATGCTAGATGCTCTGTCTAAGGCTTCAAGAATAACCTGATATCTGCTTCTATTCATTTTCTCCAGGCGTTCCTGCGTCTTTTGGTTCGCCCTGTCAAAGGCGCTTACCTTGCGCGTGGCCTGGGAGATGCCAGGGTCTGTGTTGTCCCTGACGTTTATGGGGATTTCAACTCTAAATGTCTCTCCCATAGTGTTCTCCTCCTTTCTGAATCATTTTTGATACTTAGTTTTAAGAACCAGGAAGGGCGGTGCTCTGACGTTGTAAAAATTCCCATTAACCATACCTCCCCAGTCTCTCTTTCGCTTTTTTTACCGCTTCCTCGTCGTCCTCTAACTCTTCCGGGATGTCCGAATATGTCCCCTTCCCCGGTTTTACGTTAGAGCTTTGTCTCTTTGGTTGTCTTGGGTTTGGGTCTGTGCCCTCGTCCAGTCTTTCCGGCAATCCCGCCGCCTCTCTTACATAGTCCTCCAGATGGTCATCCGGCACCAAGACACCCACGCCGGTCATGTCCTTGATATAAGCCGCCAGCGCCTGAATGTCCGCGCTCTCAATATCACCGTGCTCCAAGGTGGGATAATCGGTTATGCCGCTGAAATGCTCACCGTTAAGGTCTATCAATGTCGGTATTGCCTGGTTGTTGAAAACCTCGCAGATAATATCGAGGTAAGCGCCTACAGCCATTGAGAATAATTCGGTCTTGTCGCTGCTCAAGGCAAAGCTGCCCACTTGCTGGTGCCCAAGCAGTACGAAGTCTGCAAGGACAGTCATGGCTATTCGGGTATCGTATCGCTCGATGATGGCGTTGGTATCGAACTGGCGCCGGCCACCGGTGCTCAATAGCTGTAGCTCCCAGCCTGCCGGGAGGCTCAAGCCTTCCATGCTGTCGCGGCGGATGTTCTGGACGATTTTCTCTGTCAGCAGGCGAATGGCGGTCATGTCCGGGTCGTCCTCGTCCCAGATGTTCATTCCTTCCGGTGCCTTCAAAACAGGAAAGCCAGCCAGGTCGCGCTCGATGCCTATTCCCTCTATCTCTTGAATGCGGCGCTTGAAATACCAGCTCCGGTATGCGTTGCGGAGGATGCTTCTCCCTTCAGGGTTGCCCTTGCGGCTCTTCGTCCTGAAAAGCAGCAGCTTTTCAATTGGTATTTGGATTATCTCAAAAGTGGGCGGCGGCATCTGTGCCATTCCCAGAAGGTTGTCATTATCATCATATAACCACTCCCAGAGAGTATCCTGCGCCCTGATGGGTAACTTTTGCCACCCTATCAATCCATCAGTGTACTTACTCTTTAGTCGCGGGTCGCTGTTCCTGCCTAAGCGCCGCTTGTAGACCAATTCGTGAGCACTCCAACCAAAAGTTAAAAACGACAGGATTTCAGAGATGGTATCCGTCCATGTGTCGCTCATGTCGTCCATGCAGCTATAAATAAAGTCCGCTGCTTCTTGGTCTTTGGCTGTGGGGCCTCCCGGCTGCACGCTCCAGCTTGCCTGTCTGATAAGCATTTCTATGGCGTAAAGGATGGCGCCGATAACATCGTCGTTCTCGCTCATCTCCTTGTACACCTCGATGCCTTTTCTGCCCTGTAAATCCTTGAGAAACTCTTCGTAGAAAAATCCCCCGTAGCGGCGCTGTCCTATACGACCTAATTCTTTTAAGCTATTGCTTTGCAAATTCTCCCCTCCTTTCCCGCCAATTTTTCCAGTTTATCTGCTTTTCAGCAGAAAATCGAGAACGTCACACATTTGCTTTAGCGCCTGGGTCATGTACTCTTCATTCCTGGGGTTCCCCGATTGAATGCTGTCGACCAGCTGCCTGGCTAATTCCTGCTTGTCCAGGATTTTTTCAAAAGACGATTTCTCGTTTGCTTCCCGCGCCGCTGCGGCCCGTTCATCTGCTTGGCGTTGCAGCTCCTGGCGGCGCTGGTATAACTCCCTGTCTTCAGCCTTTTGCCGCTCGATAACATCAGTCAGTGACTTCCCATTATAAAGGCTGGACATTCGCTTCTCACCTCCCTTCCAAATCCTTCAGTTAGCCGTTTGAGTATTACTCAAAGCCGCTTTGTTTACATCATCAGGGTTCAGGCAAATTCCACCGGTGCCGTACATAATGTCAGTCAAATCCTCTACACCTCTGGTTATGTATTTGAAAATTGTCCTCCTGGCAATCCTGAATCTGTCCGATATTTGAATTGTTTTCAGAGGGTAATCCGCAAAATAGAAATAAAATAATATGTTGTATGCCTTGTCCTGCTTTTCGTTAATGGCAGTTGTCCTGTATCTTTCCATTGCCTGAATTAATTCTTTCCGCTCCCCTGGTGTTGATTTGCCTTTCTTATATCTCCTTAAGGCTTCCCTTACTTGCTGCTGCCTGGCCTTAATCTCTAAGTCAGAGCATTCTTCTCGCTCGACAATATCCTGAGCAAATTCTTCTGTAAGCTGTCTCTTTATTAACGCCTGCAGGCGCTCTTGCAAATCCGCACGACCTTCACATGTAATATTCATGAGTTGGCATTCTTCAAAAAAAGCACGACATTCGTTTCTGACCTCCTGTTCAAGTTCTACAGTCAGCCGTTTTGTGATTTGCTCTTTCATCTTTTCTTCCATGATTCTTTCTTCTTTCATCCGCCAATCAAATCCATCAATGCCATACAACAAAAAGGTTAAATCCCTTACTCCTGTACCTATATCTTTAAATACCGTCCTTTTGTTTATATTAAATAACCTCATAATTTGTTCGGGTGTCAAAGTCCGGCTTGAAAAATAAGAGTATAACAACACGTTGTAGGCTCTGGTCTGATTTTCCTTGAAGGCCAACCTCCTATAGCTCCGCATTGCTTCCACGAGGATTTCCCTTTCCTCGGGCCTTGATTTCCCGCATTTATATCGGTTAAGCGCTCGTTTAATGGTTTGATAACGCTTCTTTATAGGAATCTTTGAGCATTCTTCCGCCTCTATTAGATCTTGGATGCTAATTTCCATAAAGCACCTCCAGTTTATATTGGTTCAAGCCCGCTATCCCCCAATAGACCTTTTATTTTTTCTGGATCAAGGTAGCTCGGACGTTTATTGTTCCAGTTATAAGCTTTTCTCAATTCTCGTATGCCTTTTGAACGTCGCAGCGAATTAAAAGCAGTATCTCTCACTGACAGAACAGTTCCGAGTTCACACCCAAACTCCTGAGCGAGACCTTCAATGGTCTTGTTGTTATAAAAAATGCCGTATATCACACACTGTTCACGTGGAGAGAGCCTTTCTATTTCTCTTCTAACAATGAGCCTCATGTCGTTCAGTTCGCAAAAGCTGTATGTATCGGCATCAGGGTCGCTAATAATGTCCTCTAAAGTAAGGCCTTCTTCATCGTCAGATATGGGTGTTTCAAGTGAAATGGTCTCGACCTCCCGGTTTAACACCTTGCCGCCGGTCTGGAACGATATCCCCAGCTCCCTCCAGCATTCCCTCGCTACACAAAAATCAAGATACGATGTAAATTTCAGCTCCCTCTCCGGCGAGTATTGCTTGAGCGCACTCAGATATGCAAAATAGCCACACTGTGTTAAGTCCTCCGGCCTGACACCCTTCCTGTTGGTCTCGCAATACTTGAAATACCGGCTCGTGATTTTATATATTAGCGGGGCGACCGCAAAATATAGTTTATGCAGGCTCTCCGTGTCGCCCTGGGCGGCCATGATTGCCAGCTCTTCATTAGTCACTTGAATGCTCACCCCTCTCCGTGGTAGAATATGGATAGATATTTTAACCATATGGCTGTACCACGGGGGCGGGAGCTTTTCAACGGCTCTCGTTTTATTTATGCTCGCTGAAGAGCTTAACCACTGTCATCGCTTTGCTTGAAACCAGCGAGAGCGCCTCCGTCTTGTTTCTTTGGCTCATCCGCATCGTCATCCTTGCACCATTCTGCGTCTTCCGCCCTATGAAAGCCCGAGAGGGCAAAACCTCCGGCCTTATTTGGCCCAGTATGTTGCTTATTGATGACAGTGTCATTGTCATCTTCCTCCCATGCGAGCTTGAATCTTGAATGTTGGCTATTGCTTCCATACGGTTGGGTCACCTCCTCGTATTCATCGTCCCAGCGCCCCTGGTTGAGCCAGGTCGCAGGGTTTGGTATAAACCGGCCATTTTCCCTCTGCCATTGCTCTGTCCGCTTCGCGGTTGCCACAGCCTTAATTATCTTGGCATGTAGCTCGGCAGTTGGTTTGACGCGCTGCCATGACTTAAAGGCGGCTTGTTTTCCGGTCTTCTTCGGATACGCCGCCCAGAATTCTTCAAATCGTTTTTCTTGAATATTTATGACCGGTGCCGCACTTCCCCCGGCGGGGGTTAGGGGGGTGGTTGCTATACTCTTCTTTTCTGTGCTTTTATTTTCTATGCTTTTCTTTGCTATGCTTTGTGTCATTTCTGCCCCTGTTTCTGCGGCAGAAATGGGAGCAGAAATTTTACTCTCGTATCTTTCAGCCTCCCGCTCCCGTTTTTCAAAGACTTTCCTGGCTCTCTTCTGTATTCCGTGGCTGGTTAGTTTGCCTGTTTTGGCATAGAAATCGGCGTCAAATGCGCCGTGTCGGAGGAACGATTGAAGGATATTATCGTATTGTTGTTCGTCGATGTGGAGTTTCCGCTGAATTACTTCCCTCATTTCTGCCCCTGTTTCTGTTGCAGAAATATCAACTGTTAAATCGTCGGAGCGGTAGCAGTATTCCAAGTGGACGAAATAAAAGGCGTATGCGGCGGCGCCGTAGCGCATGATTGCTGGTTCTATTTTGGGGTCTGTGGTCACGTCCACGTCATGCGGGAAGTAATCCAGACCTGTCTTTCGTGGCCGTGCCATGGTCGCCGCCTCCTCTCACTTTTCCACCTGCTACTCTACACCTTCCTTCCAAGCGGAGCGGATCATATTCCGTACGCCTCGCGCATGTTGCCATCGCTACCGCCTCCCCGCTTCATCGCCACAAGCTCCCTTATGGCCTGCCGGACTTTTGCCTTTTCTTCAGGGGTGAGCTCGTCCCGCAGTTTCCGGCAGAATGTGGATTCCGCATACCCCAGGCGCTTTGCAATCTGCCAATGGGCCACATTAGCCTGCTTGGCCTCTTTTCGGATATCAATGTTGGCGTTGCTCATTTTATACCCTCCCTTGCATATAATTGTTGTTGTTGCTATTGACCTCTGAATAGTTATGGTGTACTATGGCTTTAGAATAATTCTTGTTGCTGTTGTTGTCAATTGAGTATATAGCAATTCAACAATGTTATTCATTTTAAGAATTTGCGGCTCTGGTGCGCCGCTTATTTGCTGACGTTGTTAAACAAAAAGGAGGCATAAAATGGGAGGAAGCAAAATCAACGAGACCGAGGTTCGTGTGCGGGAGTGTTTTTCTGAACGCCTTCGGGGACTACGCAAAGGGCGCAAGCTTTCCCAGAATGAATTGGGCGCCGCTCTGGGCTTGTCTCGCGGCAGTATCAGCTATTATGAAAAGCAGAGCCGAACGGCTCCGATAGATGTCCTGTATGTCGTTGCGGATTATTTCAATGTGTCCGCTGATTTCCTGCTGGGGCTGAAGGAAGAACCTGATCCGGATATTGCTCAACTGAAGCCCGGCCCTCACAGGTCTTCTCTTTATCCTCCGCCGCTCGCTGCCAAAGAAGCCGCCGCCCTGGTATCCCAGCAATCCGAATTGTGGAGCGCTTTTGCTCGTTCTTCCCTATCGCTACCGGCGGCGTCCGGTCTGCGTGATAGCTTGTTTACTGCCGTAATGGGCACCATGGACGCTTACATGGTCGCGGCACAGTTCCTCAAATCGGGTAAGCCCATAACAGAGTTAGTCTTGGCTCTACGGTCTGCCGGGGTATCTGCCGAGCTTTCCATGTCTCTCCTCGCCCAGGTCTCCGAGCTTCAGGGGAAAGTGAGCGGTGCCGGTCAGGATGGCGGGGAAAAGGAATAAAAATAAGCCCTGGCCGTCGTCCGGCTGGGGCTTTTGTGAAAGGAGGCGTTGCTTTGCCTGTTTATAAGGACGAAAAAAGAAAGACCTGGTATTGCGCCTTCCGCTACAAAGATTGGACTGGAACGACGCGGCAGCATAAAAAGCGGGGCTTTGCTAAAAAGTCCGACGCTGTCCAGTACGAACGCGATTTTATTAAAAAACAGAGCGGCGGTTGCGACATGGCCTTTGGTTCCATGGTCGAGCTTTATATGGAGGACTGCAAGACACGGCTCCGCCCTACGACCTATGAGGGCAAGAAGTACCTCATTGATTCAAAAATTCTTCCGGTATTTAAAGATATGCCTGTGAACGCCATTACTCCTGCGACGGTGCGAAAGTGGCAAAATGGCCTCTTGGACGATGAAAGCGATTATTCGCCTACATATCTCAAAACCATAAATAATCAGCTGTCGGCCATTTTTAATTATGCCAGGCGGTATTATGGCCTTCAAACCAATCCGGCGGCTGTCTGCGGCTCAATCGGCAAAAAGAACGCAGAGTCCATGCAATTCTGGACTACTGATGAATTCCGGCTTTTCGCTGCCGCGATTTCAGATAAGCCTGCGTCATATGCCATTTTTAATACGCTATTCTGGACTGGCATGCGCTCCGGAGAGCTCCTGGCTCTTACCCTGAATGATATTGATTTTGAATCTAAAAAAATCAGCATCACGAAAAGTTACGCCAGGGTTGGTAATGAGGATGTCATTTCTCCCCCAAAGACGCCCAAGAGCCGCCGGGTAATCACGGCATCTGAATTCCTATTGGAAATCCTGAAGGATTATGCCGGTCGCCTGGTGGATTACGAGCCTTCGGACAGGCTCTTTGATTATACAAAGCATTTCCTTGCCAGTGAAATGGCTCGCGGCTGTAAGCTTTCCGGCGTTAAAAAAATACGTATTCATGACATTCGCCACTCCCACGCATCGCTGCTGATTGAACTCGGTTTTTCTCCGCTTCTAATATCGGAACGCCTTGGGCATGAAAGCGTAGAAACCACCTTACAAACCTATGCCCATTTGTACCCTAACAAGCATGGTGAAGTAGCCGACAAATTGGATGCCCTCAATTCTCCAGAAAATGGCTCCAAATCAGATAAAAATCCCGAAAAACCGGAATAA